ACAAAGAAACCACCACTACCAATACCCATACCATATGCAAAACGCAATGCTTGCATCTTAGGATTAATATCAAAAGGATTCATCAAATCATATTGAAAACGAGCAGCCCCAGCAGGGCTGTCTTCGTACGACTCGCCAAGAATAGTTGGCATTAACGTCGCTTCCTAACGCTAACCAATTTCTTGGTAGATTTCTTTCCGTTAGTATAACGGTAACGTACGAGTTTACCGTTTTTCTTAAATGTCTTGCCGTATTTATAATTCGCCATCAAACACACACTCCGCTTGCTTTGTCAAAAGCGTAGTTAGTAGCACCCAAAAGGTGTAAAAGAATCGTAAGTGCAATGTACTCTATACGATTGTGTCGGAGGTGATTAAGCACAGAAGATGCTGTAACCACGCCTTTGACTGTTTCAGTTTCGACAGATGTCATCAGTTCACATCCTGCATAGGCAAAGCCATTAGTCCCTTGTAAGGTCCAGGAGCAAGTCTAATACGAAGTAATCCTGAACCGGTACTTGTTAATTTCAATAAACCACAATTAGCCATAAAACTTCCAGAAGATTTCTGTGTCTGGTATTGTGTGGCAGCCAAATCTGCAACAACTGCTAGTCCGCCCATTCCAGAAGAACCGCCAGGATAGTATTCACTACCTGAACCAGCGTTTTCTTCAAGATAATATGGTGGCTCATCATTATGAGCTCTAACATTGCCTTCAATCTGGGCAAGATTATCACCATCGTCAAAGGCTTCCACCATCCAACCGGTGTTAGCAACTTTGTTTGGATCAGGTGACATAGGTCGTGCTCGTGAAGTTGCGTAGCCCTGAATCATAGATTTGGACTTCACTCCATTGTTTGAACCGACCATATGCAAGAAATATGCTTCGTCACCTTCAGGTGAGGTAGATGCTGGGTCATTCGGGATTACGATCTCTGACGCAACCCAATCATACCCTAGCGTCCCAAGAGTAGGTGATGTCAAGTCCCAATCACCGAAACCAACAGGGCAAGCGTTACCCTGAAGTTGGTGAGATTGATTTGCATGTGCAGCATCCATGAAAATCTTAAAATCGCGCCACTTGGCTTTTAGTTCTGGTTGAAGTGCAAGTACCTGCTCTTCAGAACGCTCCCAAACCTTCATCGATTTGGTCCAAGCATTAACGGCTACCCATCCGTCTGGGAGCCTTTCAATAATACATGTGTTAGCAGCACCGCCACCAATTGCACCGGGGTCTGCAAATAAAGTAACGTCCTGGATAAAATATCTGAATCCTTGACGTACCATTTTTCTGTTGATCAATGAAGCACACTGTGCAACATCAACATATTGTGTTCCATCTGTCTGAATCCAGATGTCTAATTCCATAGGTTGTAACTTTGGCATACCCTACCCCAATAATAAGGGTTGTATAAGGCTATTGTTTGCACCCCGTGCTGTGCACTCCGCCCTACGCTCTGAGTAGAGCTACCCGATTCACGAGAATCACGAAGGATGCATGCACCCTCTGCTCATCTCGATGCCGCCCAACCGCCACCGGGGGTGGTCGGTATTATGAAGATTCTGCTGAATGCATCAATAATTAGTAACATTCTGACAATCTACCGTGTATTCGAGATAACGAAAACGATCACCGCCATAAATCCAACAGCGATGACTACACTTCAAGCACCACTGTGTATACAATACACCTGCTTTAATCAAGGAAGAATGTCCAGAGGGTTTCAATCCGCAACCAAGCCTCTCTCCTGGCCATATTGATTTCATCATTCCTCTTCCTCCTTCAAAAACTGTAAAAACAGTTCTTCTTCTACTGTCTTTAGATCCAATTCACTAAAGCAGTCAAAACATACTCTGTGAAAACTATCAATCATAGTTACGGTTTTGCACCTTTCACATTTATTTTCCATACGACACACCATCCTTTACTGCCCAAATGGCAGCCAGCTTTTTGTCAAACTCTGTGTCTATTGTGACCGGACGCCAAGTCCACTTTCCGTTCACTTTCAATCTCCAATATAGTCTCGCCATGTATACACGTGTATACACTACTATATCAAAACAACGAATCCCAAAACTTTCGTAGATCTCTTCCTAGACCACCATCTGGTGAACTAGTATCTTGTGATGATACCATTGGCATAGAACCAGACATGGTACCGGCCGATGCAAAATGCACTGCACCGGTTTTCTCATCACCAATAACCTGCCAAGCTTCTCGCTGTGCAACTGCACTAGTAACAAGAGCAATAGGGGCAGCATTAGAATAGGCAAACATAGCAAAGTTCCTTGCAGTATTTGCCTTCATAGTGAATCTAGTAATGGATTGGACCATTAAACTAGGCATAGGTGTACCTGTGAACAATGATGCCACAAAGAAACCACCACTACCAATACCCAT